ACTACTACAGACAACATGCGATATACTGTTTCGTGTAGTCTATCAGGCATACCTTATGGTATATCAAATAGACGTACTGCTGTTTTGCAAGGACCGGGTGGGTTGACGCAGATAGTCGAAAATAGCACCACAAATAAAGACTACTCAGAAGGTGACGAATATGCTCACCCGATAACATTGCCATTCCCTATTGCTTTCCCAACTAGTAGAACCACTACAGTAAGTGGTAATAATATTTGGGTAACCACAAATAGCGGAATATATTTGTCTGAAGTAACTAAAGGTTCAGGTCATCCAGTGGGACCAGGTAATCCGCTTGCTCCAGGAATTTTCATAGGTGCAAGGGACGCAGGACTATTTAATCTATACGCCGGTGCAGAGAACGGCGACACAACATACAGAATACGTTGGGAAGGGGTACATCGCTACTTAATCGGGACCAGTCCGTCGACTATCGATGTTATTTGGGAAATAATTTTTTATAAAAACGATCCTACAAGATTTAGCATTGATATATCCAAGTGGGTCCCTGGCGGCATTTCAATAATTAAAAACGTTAATACAGAACTGTTTAATATAGCAGAAGAAGTAGCGGCAAACAAAGGGTTTGACGTGTCGTTTGTATATCAAGCACAAGTACTTGCTGGAGTGGCTCAATCGTCAACCGGAAATAATAATACAATTAGTAATTTATTACTACTTTTACCGTGTGCAGTCAACACTACACCTATTTAAATTTATATGGCAACAATTATATGGTCAACTACTGGTAATTTAGGAAATCAACCGCAAGGTGTTTCGATTCCTACTATAGACTTGACTGCGGAATTTGATAATTAATTAAAGGGCTCAATAATGGAAACCAAAGAATATATCGTTATACTGCACAGTTACACAGATCTTGATGACTTTTACACCGATATGGAGCAAGCAGGACATTACGATCATGTACCTAACCGAGCTGTGGACCTGGTGCATCGCAGACCCTCAAGTCGCAGTACTCATTATCAACTCACTGATGACGAAGTGCAGATGCTAAAACAAGATCCACGTGTATTGGATATAGAACGCCCCTATTACGATCTTGGGGTTGAAATTAGACCGTGTCTTGATTATTATTATGATAAAGATACTATTCTTTATCGAGGGCGTATAGGGCTAAATTGGGGGCTGCTGCGCTGTGTTGATGGATTCAACCGTCCAAATTGGGGGTGGGATGGCATCAATGGAAATCCAACAGGACATTGGTTAGAACAAGCCACTATTAATTTGCCCAACACGGGTCGAAATGTAGATGTGGTTGTTGTTGATGGCCACATACTTCCCAATCATCCAGAATTTGCAAAAAATGCTGACGGAACTGGTGATAGTCGTGTAAACCAATTGAATTGGTTTCAATGGAAAAATGCCGTGGTAGGCGGTGGGGCCGGCAATTATGTTTATGATTTTCTAAATACCCAAGCCGCTATTCATGATAACAATCATGGATGCCACGTAGCTGGTATTGTTGCAGGCAACACTAATGGGTGGGCACGTGATGCTACTATTTATAATATTAGTCCATACGGTACCACTAGAAATAATGTCAATCCTGCCGGTATACCTGGGTATGCTTTGGTTGGATACATTAGGCAGTTTCATAAAAACAAAAAGATTAACGAAGCCACCGGTCGGCGAAACCCTACCATTGTCAATATGAGCTATGCTTTTGGCACTCTTCCGATTGAGGTAAGCACTGTTCAGTCTATTGTATATAGAGGAGAAACTATAGATAGAACGTCACCTCGATGGGATAACTCATTATGGAATCGAGCTGGTATAAAACAAAATGGCCAACTCACGACTCAAATTATCCCTGCATTCAGACAGAGAAGTGTCGATGAAGAAATCAGGGATGCCATTGCTGAAGGAATTATTTTTGTTGGCGCCGCTGGAAATGCATCTATACACGCAGATGTTCCTGGTGGGGATTTATACAACAATCAGATAAATTTTAATGACGGGACAGACTCGATAAATTATATGCGAGGATATTCGCCCGGCTCCGCGCCCGGCGTTATATGCGTTGGTGCTACTGACACTACAGTAGCAGAGAGGAGGGCTAAGTTTAGCAACGTTGGTAAACGAGTGGATATTTATGCACCGGGTACAAGTATCATAAGCTCTGTCAATGCACAGATTGAGGATCCTATTACTACCACTGTGATATTTTCCCCGCCATATCCGGAACAGTCTACATATACTTTTACATCATACCCAACTAGTGTTAATGAAGGCACTACTGTAGGATTTACTATTGGCACAACGGGCGTGCCTGTCGACACTCGGTTGACTTGGAAATTAAATTTTGAGAATCGAGGCCCTGGGTATAAATCAATTGATGTTACTAATGATGTACGGAGTTATAGTGGCTTGTTTAGTATCGCAGCAGATGGTACAGGAAAATTCAGTGTTGAATTTATAGCAGACCTGTGGACCGAGGGTCTAGAAGTTTTTAGAGTAGAAATCAGACGAGATGCCGTTCTTACACCGGAAGCTGATCCTGTTTCAATTCCTGTTGCAATTACTCCTTACATAAATTTGAACGACACTAGTACAGGAACTCAATTCCCTAAGGGAATTGATCCTAGAAATAATTCGTTTTTTAGGGATATGTTTGACGGCACTAGTATGGCCTCACCGCAAGTGGCCGGTATCATTGCGTGTGCATTAGAAACTTACCCCAATATGACAGCAGCACAAGCATTGTCATATATACAGGGTTATGCTAACGACGGTGTGTTATATGATCTTCCGTTTGATAGTACCTTTGGTGAATTTTATTTTGGACTTGTAAATCGATATAAGTTATTTAACGGCCCAAACAAGTACGCAACGTACAAACCCAACACCCGCCCAAATCAAGTGTATCCCGTCATTGATGCATATCAGTCTAGACCTGTTACAGGGCCGGTGTACCCTCGGTTAAGTCCTAAAATACAAAGACCGACACCGGCACCACCTACATCCACAACACCTCGTCCTTAAACAGGCAATGTCTGACAATCAAAGGATTTGATAATGGAAACCAAAGAATATATCGTTATACTGCACAGTCACACAGATCTCGACGACTTTTACACCGACATGGAACAAGAAGGGCATTACGAGCATGTGCCCGACCGAGCTGTGGAACTGGTGAATCGCAGACCCACAAGTCGCAGTACGCATTACCAACTCACCGATGAAGAAGTAGAGACGCTGAAACAAGACCCGCGTGTACTAGACATACATCAGCCCTATTATGATCTTGGAATGGAAATTGTGCCATGTGTTAGTCAGTACAGTGATCACTGGTCGAAGGGCGGAAATTTAACTCAGGGCACTCCAGAAGTAAATTGGGGGCTACTGCGTTGTGTTGAAGGAAAAACTAGGGCCAATTGGGGGTATGACGGCCAAGACTATGTGTCAGGTACTATCAATTTGCCCAATACGGGGCGAAATGTAGATTTGGTCATCCTTGACCGTGTTATACGTCCTGGACATCCTGAATTTGCAGTCAATCCTGATGGAACTGGTGGTAGTCGTGTACAGGATTATGATTGGTTTGGAGAACACGGTGCTGCGGTATTGAAGGATAAGAACCCCAGCACGCGATATTCCTATGCTTTTCCACCAGCAGACACCAGCGATGTTTCTCTGAATCATGGAACACAGTGTGCATCAGTTGCTGCAGGTAATACTCATGGATTTGCGCGCGGGGCCAAGATTTATAGTCTTGATAGGGGAGACGGCCAAATTGATATATATGATGCAATCAATTTTGTTACAGAATTTCATAAAAACAAAAAGATTAATGAAGCCACTGGTCGCCGCAACCCCACTGTTCTTAGTATGAGCTTTTCGATGACTGCTATCTTTGGGCTGCCAATTGACGTGCCAACTGAAATTCGATACAAAGGGACAATAGTACCTCGACCTGACACTGGATATACCGAGGAAACTTGGCGCAAAGTCGGGGTAAAGGTCGACGGCGGCCTAGCTTACCCCGCTCCTGGGCGTGACACCAGTATAGACGAAGACATAAGGGATGCCATAGCTGCTGGAGTTATTTGTGTAGGATCAGCAGGGAACGAGTCTGTGTACATGGATATTGAAGGGGGGGATTTATATAACAACAGGGTTGTGAGGCCACCGGATCCGCCGGCGCGCACGGTACGGAACTATATGGCGGGCCAATCGCCCGGGGCTGCACCCGGAGTTATATGTGTTGGCGCGGTTGATGCTACAGTAGAGGAAAAAAACGCCTGGTACAGCAATAAAGGACCTAGAGTTGACATTTATGCTCCGGCGTTCTTTACTACCTCTGCTATGAATACATATCAATTCAACGAGAGACCAATTTGGTTTACCCGCAAACCAAATACGAGCAGCGACACCTGTACTTTTGTCTCGTACCCTCGCAGTGTTAATGAGGGATCAACTGCTATTTTTGTGGTTCAAGGAACGCCCAATGCAACGTTCAGGTGGGAGAGGTATTGGCAAGACGGGCCCGGTCCGGGTCGAGTTAATCGATTTGACCTACCCAACTGGGGCCAGGTCTCGACCGATGCCTCGGGTCGTGGCACATTTAGCATACTAATTGAGGCAGACATGTGGACAGAGGGGGCAGAAACATTTAGAGTGGATATTTTTCCAATAGATGATTGGCCTGGTCATACCGCTATTGCAACCACTCAGCCTATAACAATTGTTGATACCAGCACGGGCAACAAGCCTCCCCCTGGAATTGACTCTAGAAACCACGACTATTATATAGGTCTATTTGATGGCACTAGCTCGTCCTGTCCGCATGTGGCTGGCATTATTGCCTGTGCACTGGAAACTTATCCCAATATGACTCAAACGCAGGCATTGTCTTACATACAGACCTATGCTGATCATGGAGTACTGAGAGATAGACCCTTCAATACCGATTTTGGCGCCAACCAATGGTTTAATGACGAGCATATTTTATTCAACGGTCCAAACAAGCATGCAAGATACCAACCCAACACCCGCCCAAATCAAGTGCACCCTGTTATTGGGCACCAATCTAGGCCTCTAATAGGGGCGGTATACCCTCGTTTTAGTCCTAATGTGCGAAGACCGAAACCCCCACGAGCCATTGCTTGACTCGGGCTACACCTGACAATCAAAGGATTTGATAATGGAAACCAAAGAATATATCGTTATACTGCACAGTCACACAGATCTCAACGACTTTTATACCGACATGGAGCAAGCAGGGCACTACGAGCATGTGCCCAACCGAGCTGTGGAACTGGTCCGTCGCAGACCCATGAGCTGTAGCACCCATTACCAGCTAACTGATACAGAAGTAGACCTGCTAAAACAAGACCCTCGTGTACTAAACATACATCGACCCTATTATGATCTTGGAATGAAAATTGTGCCATGTGTTACTCAGGAAAGCGATTACTGGACGAAGGGACCAGCGCCGTCAACACCGGGCAATCCAGAAGTAAATTGGGGGCTACTGCGTTGTGTTGAGGGCAAAAAGAGAGTCAATTGGGGTCGAGACGGCATAATACAAGTGTCAGGTAAAATCGATTTGCCCAATACGGGTCGACATGTGGATGTGGTTATCGTGGACGGCCATATACGTCCTGGTCATCCCGAATTTGCAAAGAACGCAGACGGAACTGGCGGTAGTCGAGTTAACCAGTACAATTGGTTTAAGCACAATCTTGAGGTATTGGGGAGCAGGGGAACCAGGACCGTGGGCGGCGTCACGTCATTTGTCGACGAGTATGAGTATGATTTTACTCAAGTAGGAGAGACTTACAATAACCATGGGGCGCAGGCTGCTGGACTTGCTATAGGTAACACCCATGGATTCGCACGTGATGCCAATATCTATAACATTAATCCATATGCTGATACACGGTCTACCAGTATTACTATTAATGGCTATATCTGTGATATCTATACCGTAATTGATTACATTAAAGCATTTCATAAAAATAAACCTATTAATACAGTTACCGGAAGACGTAACCCCACTATTGTCAACATGAGCTTTCAATCAGCCTATCCAAGGTGGGCTGGGTTGGGCGACGGTATTGGCTCAATTCAATACGGGAAACGACTGATAACTCCGAATCCGGGGCCGAAATGGAGCGACGAGCAGCTTCGTAAAGTCGGGTATAGAGGTTATGTGTATCAACGTGACGACAGTATGGATCGAGACCTTATAAGTGCCATAGCTGCTGGAGTTATTTTTGTAGGGGCGTCAGGAAACGACGGTATGTACGCGGATCGTCCAGGTAATGATTTATATGACACTGCGCTTGTTGCTGCTGTACCAAACTTGGATGGGTCGTATAATAAAACTTATTATATGCAAGGAGCATCGCCCGGGGCCGCGCCCGGAGTTATATGTGTTGGTGCACTTGATGCCACAGTAGAGGAACGAAACGCTCCTGACAGCGGTAAGGGACCTAGACTCGACATTTATGCTCCGGCTGTAGCTACACTATCTGCTAGGAATACAGCTACTTTTCTAAACTACCCAAACACGGAATGGGCGACCACACCTCCTCCAGGGGGGCCTACCTGTACTTTTGTCCCGTACCCTCGCAGTGTTGTTGAGGGAGCAAGTATTACTTTTACGATCATTACAACAGGCTTTCCAAGCGGGACTCAATTAAATTGGGTTAGCGACAGAATTATTACCGCCAGGGGATTGGCTGATGGACCTGATTTTGGTCGCGCAACCGGATCCATTGAAATTGATGGGGACGGTCGTGGCACATTTACTGTACCAATTCGGGCAGACATGTGGACCGAAGGGGCAGAAACATTTGTGGTGGCAATTTACAAATCATCTGCTTTGTATGGTTATTATGCAACTACCGATCCTATAACAATTGTTGATACTAGTACGGGCAATACAAATCCTCCAGGCACTGACTCTAGAAACACTGACTATCATAAATATACTTTTACTGGTACCAGCGCAGCCGCCCCGCATGTAACTGGTGTTATTGCCTGTGCACTGGAAACTTATCCCAATATGACAGCAGCACAAGCATTGTCTTATATACAGACCTATGCTGATCACGGATTACTAACAGATATTCCCTTCAATGCTGATTATGAAGCTGACGATTGGCAGAAAAAAATGCCCGACGGTGTGGGGATTAATGTTTGGCGGTTATTTAACGGCCCGAACATGTATCTAAGATACGAACCCAACACCCGTCCAAATCAAGTGCACCCTGTTATTGGGCACCAATCTAGGCCTCTAATAGGGGCGGTATACCCTCGTTTTAGTCCTAATATACAAAGACCGACCCCGGCACCAATTACGACTACCACAACACCGGCACCAATTACGACTACCACAACACCGGCACCAATTACGACTGCTACAACACTGGCACCAATTACGACTGCTACAACACTGGCACCATTAGTGTCAACTACGACACCTCGTCCTTAAACGGGCAATACCCGACAATCAAAGGACACATGTTAAAACGTCTAAATAATACAAAGCATCGCTAATACTGAAAGGAAAATTTTTTAATGGCAATAACATTTCCAAAAAATGGGCTAGTCTCCGGAACGGTATTTGAGCCTCCGGGATTACCTGGACTCAAATTCACATATGATGCCGTCAAACAAGTTTGGGTAGGGACTATAGCCGGACCTGTTAGTACTGGCGGATCTAATTATGTATTGCCACAAGCCACTTCTGGTACCTTGGGCGGTGTTAGAATTGATGGGACAACAATTTCTATTAATCCCAGTACTGGGGTTATTAATTCTCATAATCTTGGGTCCACAGTAATGCTGGCCAGTAGCAGCGGGGCTACTGTTTCTCGACCGTTAACACTAGATGTTGGTAATTACGAATTAGTATTGCTGAGTACTTATTTTGTAGGTGATTACTCTAATAATCAGGATGATACATTTTCACAAACAGTATCACTGGGCAGTAACCAGGCTACGACCACTGTTAGAATATATAGAGTTGGCGGTGCAGGTTACGGCAGAGGGCAATACGGTACCGATATTGCAGTAACAAAATTTAATATAACAGTTCGAGCTAACTATACACTTACCATAGAAGCACCGAAGACTGGTGCAAATAGATGTACAGGAAGCATTGCATACTTAATAAGTACTGATAACACCGCCATTGGTGGCAGTAGTACCAGTACTAGTACTAGTACCGGTGGCGGACCTGGCTATACTGGATCAGTTGGCTATGTCGGCAGTAGAGGATTTGTTGGGTATACTGGTTCGGCCAGTACAGTGGAGGGATATACCGGATCGGTTGGCTATACTGGTAGTGCTGGTATAGGGTATACTGGTTCGGCCAGTACAGTGGCGGGATATACCGGATCGGTTGGCTATAGCGGTAGTGTTGGTATAGGTTATACCGGATCGGTTGGCTATAGCGGTAGTGTTGGTATAGGTTAT